TGCTCAAACAGAAATGAGCCGAGCAGTATCGGTTGCCTCGCGCGATCTCTATCAAGATTCAGGCGTTGAGCAAGTCGAATGGTTAGTAGCTGAAGGTTGCGAAGATTGCCAAGAAAACGCCGATGCTTCCCCGATTGGTATTAACGACACTTTTCCAACTGGAGATACTGAACCACCTGCCCACCCAAATTGTATGTGTGCGCTCGCGCCTTACATGAACCTAGGAGAATAAATGGCACTTTACCAAACAAACAACACCGTTGGAACCTCGGCGCAAGTTGTTTTTACCGTACCCGTTGGCAATCGCCAAAATGTCCCCGTCTATATCGATAACCTCGATACCGCTCCTATCTGGATCGGAGATGCAGGAATCACTACATCCGGCGCAACTCAGGGAATTAAAATCGCCGCTGGTGGTAACCGCCAACTTTGGTGCAACGCAACAGATCAAATTTACGCCATCTCTGCTGCTGGTACTGGTGCCGGGCTCGTTGTTGTAACTGCCTCAATCTAAGGAGAATAAATAATGGAAAGAGATTTCACTACCGCTTATGCAACAATTCTTAAATATGATGAGAATGATGACGGCACTCTTATGGTTCACGGCAACGCAACCGATGACTCTTTAGATCTCGATCAACAAATTTGTGATCCTGCTTGGCTAGAAAAGGCTATGCCTGATTGGTTTACTACTGGTGGAAATGTTCGTGAAATGCATGGGTCTAGCGCAGCTGGAGTGGCGAAAGAATATGAAAATAAAAACGGGAAGCATATTATTGGTGTTCATGTTGTTGATCCTTTGGCAGTTAAGAAGGTCAAGACAGGCGTTTATAAAGGATTCTCAGTAGGCATTAAAGCCCCTCGCGTTGTCCGAGATAACAAAGCCGCCAATGGTCGCATTATTGACGGCTCCATTATTGAAGTTTCTCTTGTTGATCGACCAGCCAACCCCAACGCAAAGTTGATTTTGGCTAAGTCAGTAAATGGAGAAAGTTCACTCGTTCGAGTAGAAGAAATTCACGAATACAAAGCACCTCTACCGAATGAAGTGTTTAAGAATATCAAGACCGAGAAAGGGTCAAAGATGGAAACAATTAAGCAAATCACAGAATTGGCGAAGTCTTTGACACCTGACACCGCTAAATTCGATCAAGATACCTACAACGCAGCCCGTAAAGCCATCGCCGAACTCATTATTGTTGAGGCAAGCGAAATGGCAGAGGGCTCAGATGAAACCTATTCATTGGCACAACTTATTGAAGTCGCTAACCACCTTATCGCGTGGTATCAAGGCGAAGTCCAAGAAGGCGAAGCAGAGCCAATCCCTAGTATCGAAATGGCAGCAGAGCCCGACACCACCGAAGGTTGCAAGTGCGATGGTTGTATGAAGTGCGCCGATGCCGGTGGTTGTGATTCTAAAATGTGCAAATCTCATCATGTAGAGAAATCAGCTCATAAGTGCCTTGAGTGCGGATGCGATACATATAGCGATAATCATGGTCGCGATGATGTTTCAACTGCACAAATCGTCGATCTCTCTGAGAAATCAGCAGAGCCCGATCCTGTTATTGAGGCAATTAAAGAAGTTGTCGAAGAGGCAACACCCGAAGATTCTGAGGTTGAGTCCTCAGATGACGAGTTAAAGTCACTCGTCGCAGAAGCCGTTAAGAGTGCTATGGAAAAGTTTGAAGCAGAGAAAGCCACGTTGATCGCTGATAAGGATTCAGCAATTGAAAAGGCTTTGAGTCTTGAAACTGAACTAGCAACGGCACTAGAAAAAACCGTTGCTGGTGGACCAAAACGCACCGCGACACAGTTATCACAAGAAACTCAGAACGAGCATTTAGTCAAGGCGTTGAATTTCAAGGCTAAGGCAGATGCTTCAACTGATCCCATTCTCGCTAAGGGCTACATGGAACTCGCAAACGATGAGTTTTCACTAGCCGCTGGCAAAACACTCTAAACGAAAAGGAATATATCTCATGGCATCAGCCCAAGAAATGTTCGGAGATGCTGCTCCAAAAGATTTGGCAGCAAAATCCGAGGCGTTTGATTCCGCTCTTAAAGGCGCAATCGCAACACCAAACACAGATCCACTATTTAAGCAAAAGGTAGACGCAGGTCTCCCACAAAACTTTAACAAGGCAGTAAACACACAAGAGCAAATTGCTGCTCTTCTTGCTAACAAGTCACTCTCAGCAGATGCAGTTGCATCATTGAACAACGCGCTTGCACAGACAACTGCGGACATTGCTAAGGATATTAGCCTTACATCTCCATTGTCATCATCATTCGCAGCGTTCGATCTTGAAGCACCAGCAAAGTACCTTGTACCTGTCCCAACACCATTGCGTAACAAGTTGCCTCGTACCAAGGGTGTCGGTACTGCTCACCGCATCAAGCGAATCACAGGATTTACCAACGCAATTACTGGTACATCTAATCTTCACCCCGGTATCACAGAAACAACACAGAATAACTTCGCTGTTAATGGTTCAGCACAACCTCTATACCTCAACCGTGGTCCTAAGATTTCCTACACCGCTAACGATGCGATCTTCGCTTACAGTTCTTTCGGATTGTCAGACGATGTTACATTCGACGCACAGTACTCAGGTCTTGGATACCAAGATTTGATCGCAACATCAGCGCGAACACTTCTCTACTCATCTATGCTCGCTGAAGAGCGTATGTTGCTTATGGGTCGCGGAACTGCTGGTAACGGATTCTCTGGCGCACTTACCGCTCCAACAATTACCGCAACCGCTCGTACTGCTGCAGCAAGTGAAACACCTATCTCTGCTGGTACAAAGGTTTGGGTTAAGGCTACATCTGATGCTGGTTCATTCGGTGACTCAGTTGTTTCTTCAACTGCTTCAGCAACTCCAGACGGATCAACTCAGGTTATCGATGTTAAGGTAACAACACCTATCGCTGGCGCGCTTGGTTACAAAGTGTTCGCTGGTGCTGGTGCATCTGAGCCCGCTGATACTGCAAAGTATTACATCGGTCGTTCAGCAACAACAACCTACACAATTCAAGGAACACTTCCTACCACAGGCGATGTTGCTTCAAACCACGCGTCTGATACCTCTGCTTATGCAGCAGGTTATGACGGAATTCTTGCGAATGTTCTCGGAACAAGCTCAGGATATAACAACAACATCAACGCAACATTCAGCACAAGCAATCCGGGCGTAGAGTTCCAGACCGCTTTCGCTGCAATGTACGCTAACAACCTTGCTAACCCTGATGAGATTTTCCTTAACGGTGCAGATCGTAAGCAACTCTCAGACTCAATCAAGAACGGCTCAACCGCTAACTATCGTTTGAATCTTTCACAGAATGAAGTTGGCGATTATGTTGGTGGCGCAGTTATCGGTGCATTACACAACGAAGTTACAGGCAAGTTGGTCGATTTGACCGTTCACCCTTACCTTCCACAAGGTGTTGCTCCGATCCTTTCTTATGTTCTTCCATTCGAGAACTCTGAAATATCAAACCTCTGGTCAGTTGTGAATGTTCAAGACTACACATATTTGAACTGGCCAAAAATCCAGCTACAAAATGAAGCTTCCACATATTGGCGCGGTACATTCGTGTCATATGGTCCTTCATGGTCTGGCGCAGTATCAGGCATCAAGTCTGCATAATTAAATAGTTAAACAGGGAGAGGGTCGCGGCTCTCTCCCTTCTATTTGGAGGCAAATAATGACAAAAATGATTCCACCTAAAGGCATGACCAGCGTTTCTGTTGATACGCCTTACGGAAAAAAAAGTAAGTTCGTCGGTAAAGATGGACTACTCGATATCAAAGACCCTAAATTAGTTCGCAAATTAAAAGATGAAGGCTTAGGTATTGCTAGTTCTAGCGGAGTAATTCAACATATTTCCTCTGTCGGATATAACTGTAAAAAATGCGGATTCGGTTCCTTTTTCAAAAAATGCGGAAAGTGCGGAGAATTAAATGGCTAACGCTTACTCGAACACCACTCACCAATTCTCTACCCCTTATCTGACATTGGATGAGTACAAGAACGCGCCTACGGCTATTGACCTCTCTAACCTTGTCTGGTATTCGCAAGATCCCGATGTCCAAGACTCCGAATTAAACAATGTCATTGCTCGCGCCTCGTCATGGATTGACACTTACTGCAACCAAGTTCTCGCCGCTACTGTTGAAAATGAGAGCATGAGAGCGCGTATCTCCTCTGACGGCACAGTAAGAATCCACCCTCGCTACAATCCGATCATCGCCGTTACTGGTTTCTCTTACGGCAACCCATCAGCGCAAATGAATGTTCTCACCGATACCTCTCCAGCATGGATTGAGGATTCTCAGATCATTATGCCCGTTGGAAATCTTAGTTTTAATTACACTACTCAGGGTCCTCTTCAATTCGGACTTCCTGCCGCTCCTCGCACCGAGTTATTCATTCAACTCCAATATGTCGCAGGATACGCAAACACAACAATTAACACCGCTAATAACGGCGATTCTTTTCTTACTGTTAATGATCCAACAGGAATCACCATCGGCACAACGCTTAAGATTTACGACGGATTCGATTCAGAGTTTGTTACTGTCGGCTCAACCTATTCATTTGGTAACACGACAATCCCTCTCACCGCTCCTTTAAATTATCCGCATGATTCAGGCATTTCGATTTCAGCTCTTCCCCCTGCCGTTAAAGAGGCAGCAATCCTCGTAACAACCGCGTTTCTTAAAGTTCGTGGCGATTCTTCTATGACAATGGGCGTACTCAACACCGCCTCAAGCAACACAGGAAACGCGCAGAGCATGGCAGAGGAAATCAACCTTGCTAAAGAGTTGCTCGTACCTTACAAGAGAGTTCGCTAATGTCGGTCGGTCGAAAAGAAGCCCGAGAAACAATAGCCAACTTTATTGCTCCGCCTAATGTCGATGGCATTAACCAAGTCTTTACCTCATTTCCTAAGCGCATAGATTTTCAGGTGAATTCTTTGCCGAGTGATATCTCTCGCTGCGCCGCCGTTATCTTTATCGAGAATGAAAATGAAACTCGCCTTGCAATTGGTGGGGCTCATAGCGGAGTAAAGCGCGTGGATTACTCGATGGCGATTCAACTCTTTCATCACTCTATGCAGCGCGATTCTGAAGATGCAATGGATGATTTCGACCAAGTAATTGACAACTTAAAAGATCGCTTGCGCTCGGATCATAACTTTGGCGATCCAACCAGCAACCTTGTGTGGCAAGGCGCGGAGCCTGTTATCTCGACCTCATACGGCGAGCCTCTTGCAACGAATGGAGCCGCTACTGAAACTTGGGCGGTCGTTCGCTTCACTATTACCCAAATGATTCAAGCATAGGAGAAAAATGAAATACACATATAACGGAGATCATGAGCGAGAGTTCCCCACTCTTGGACTCACCTTAAAGCCCGGTGATACTTTCGAGGCTCCCAAAAACTTTGATCCCAAAATGTTTTTTGCAGGACAGATGACCCCAACCTCACAAGGAGAAAAATAAATGGCACTAGCTCAACCCTCGTTAAAGTCGTACCTCGGGGTCGCACTCGAAACGACCAAAGGAACACCAGTAACCGCGACTAATTTTGTGCCGATTACTCTTAACTCATTTAAGCCGATTGATGTTATTGCGCCCTTGTATGACATGGGAATTCGTGGATCAATGGTCGAAAACTACAATTATTTACAAGGTCGAAAGAATACAACTGTCGATTTTGGCGGTCCTGTTTTCGCTGACACTATCGGCTATTGGGTCGCTGGAATTCTTGGAGATGTAACAACAACGGGATCATCCGCTCCCTACACTCACACAATCGCGCTCAAGAACGCCGTTGGTGGTTCGGGAGATGCTCAGCCAAAGGCTCTCACTATCACAGACTTCTACTCTGCAAATACCCGTCAATACCCCGGTTGCCAAATTACCGATTTTGGTTTAACTTTTAACGCTGACGGGATGCTCGAGTACACCGTTAAGGCGATGGGATTTCCTTCAGCAACAACAACCGCACCTGCGCCATCATTCTCAACTGTCTTGCCGACTCAGGTTTGGACAGGAACAGTAACAATCGGTGGCTCTACTGTTGGATATGTTCGCACCGGAACTCTTGACCTCTCTCGCAAGTCTGAGGCTATTTGGGGCGTTAATTCAACTCAATCACCTTATCAAGTCTTTGTCGGTGGGTTAACTGCTAAGGGTAAGGTCACATTCGTTATGCAAGATGACACCGAACTCACTCGCTACCTCACTAACACTCAGCCCGCACTTACTTTCAACTTCTCAACAGGCTCAGGATCAACCGCGACCCAAGTTCAATTCACTCTTTCAAAGGGTGCTTATGTAACTGGCGAGATTGATCGTACTGCCGATTATGTTCAGGTAACAGTCGATATCGAAGGCATTGGTAACACTACCGATGTTGGCGCAACAAGCGGATACTCACCCGTTAAATTTACTTTGCAAAATCAGCTCGCTTCAGGCTCTTTCCAGTAAGCGACCCCTAGATGTCTGTGAGTGAGTCCGCCTTCCACTTGCTCACAGACCTTAATTCGGAAGGCATAAATGAGAGAAGGCTAATCACATGGAAAAAGTAATAACACTACCCAAATCAAAAGCAACTGTTACCTTTCGTGATCCTGATGATATTTTGCAAAAGGATCGTGAAAAAATGTGGTCATTTATTGACACCGAAGCAAATCAATTACTCGCCACTAATTCAGCTCTTAAAGGGTTAATGGTTGTAATGATTAAGTCATGGACTCTTGATCTTATTCTGCCAAGCGTTATGCCATCATCTTTGGGCGAATTAAAGTCGGCTGACTACGATGCTATTGGCGCAGCAGTTCAAGAATGGATCGGAATTCTTACGCCTGATTTTACAAGTGATGAGGCTGATAGCCCAAAAGACAACTCGATAGACTCCGATGGACAATAGAATACCCCGATTCTGAGCGCGTACCTGATGCAAAATATCCTGACATTGAGTATATGTATTACATCTGCGCAAAAGAATTTGGCTGGACTATAGAAGAAACTCGATCTCAACCTGCTAAATATCTTGATTGGGTTCTTGCAATTCATGGCATGATGAAAGGTATCGAGAGTGATCAAGAGTAACATTTCGCAAGTCAGGCGTGAATGGGAAAAAACTACTAACACTCTCGATACACACGCGCGCCAAGCTCGTGATGAAATGATGGACTCGCTTATTCAACTTTCTATGGAAGAAATTAAAGGCGAGCGTGGTGTTGTTGGTAGAAAAATATCATTTAAAAATGGTAAAACAAAACGCGGTGCTAAAATTTACAACTACAAAGATGATCCAGCAATATCGGGTCAGCCGCCTAAAAGTAGAACGGGCAATCTGCGCCGTTCTATCACAGGAGAAAAATCAAAAGAAGGTTTTGGCACTTATGTAGCGATTGTCGGTCCCACAATGAAATACGCTCGCCATGTCGAACTTGGTGGACCTAAATGGAAACCCGGCGTTAAATTTCCTTACATGCAACCAGCATGGAATAAGTTTCAACCTATTGGGCAAGCAATTATTAAAAAACACTTTAGTAAAGGAAGAGTATAAATGGCTGAGATTTTTGATATATTTTTTGAACTCAAAGCCAACGCCTCTCAGGCTATTGCTTCCTTTGGAACAGTTAATAAAGAACTTGCCAAAATGGAAAAGAATGGCGATATTGCTAGCGCAGGTATGCTTAAAGTAGAAAAAGCATCTAAATTTGCTGGTATTGCTTTGCTAGGCATTGGTGGAGCCTTTGCTACTGTTGCAGGTGTTAGCATTAAAGCCGCTATTGAAATACAA